GGATTATCCAAAAGACCGAATGGAATGGATTATTATAGATGATGGAACTGATAAGGTAGAAGATTTGGTAATTAATCATCCACATGTTAAATATTTTAAATATGATACAAAAATGAAGCTAGGTAAAAAAAGAAATTTATTACATGAAAAGAGTAAGGGAGATATTATTGTATATATGGACGATGATGACTACTATCCTCCACAACGAGTGAGTCATGCGGTTCAGAAACTTCAGGAACACCCTGAAGCATTATGTGCTGGTTCTAGTGAGATATATATATATTTCAAACATATTCAAAAAATGTATCAATTTGGACCATATGGACCCAATCATGCTACTGCTGGAACATTTGCCTTTAAAAGAAAGTTGATTGAAAATAGATATGATGATGAAGCTTGTTTGGCCGAAGAAAAATCTTTCTTAAAAGACTATACTGTACCTTTTGTTCAACTAGATCCAAAAAAAGTAATTTTGGTATTTTCACATGAACATAATACATTTGATAAGCGAAAACTATTAGAAAGCCCACATCCACAATATGTGAAAGAATCTACCAAAACAGTGGATGAATTTATTAAAGAAAAAGAACTAAAAGAATTTTATATGAATATAGATTCATTACTTCAATACTATAGTCCAGGTAAACCTATTATGAAACCAGATGTATTAGAACAAATGGTTAAAATTGAAGAAGCTAGAAGAAAACACGCTGAACAAATGGCACAGAATAATGGAAATGGGGGACAGATATTGGTTCAACAAGATGGAAAAGACCCAATTGCTTTGAACAATAATCAGATTGTTGACTTGATGAAACAGCAACAAGGACAATTACAACAACAAGGTGGGCAACTCCAACAGATAAAACAAGCATATGAACAATTGGCAAGAGAGAATATGGAACTTAAAAAACAAATACAAGATCAAATGGATAATATTACACAATTACAAAAATTAAATACACAATTAATTTTAAGGAATGTAAATGGTGAATCATCTTAAATTATTATTAACATAATATATTAATAATAATCATAATAATTTATTTCTACATAGGATGATAAATTATATTTCGTTATGTATAGGTGACTCTGTTTTGTTATCGATTGTAACTGGGTTATCAAGACACAATTCATTACAACATTCCCCACAACAAACAAACGCTAATATAGCGAATCCAATCGCAATGAAAATAATTACATAGACCATTATTATTATACTGATATTGTCTTTACTTTATTTTCACCAATTTGTAAATTATTTAAAATTTCAATGTCTGAATCTATTCCATCATCAATTTCACTATCATAATTTTTATCTAAATATCTATATATACGATTAATATCTAATTTATTGATCTCATAATTTTCAAAAAGTTCATATATTTCTTCTTCGCTTTTTTCGTCTCGTAAATTAAGAAAAAAAGCAAATAAATCTTTTTGATCCATTGATAATGTAAAACACAGATTTTGAATAAATAAATAATTATTATATTCTGTGCTATATTTGGTTAATACTTTGGTAAATCTAACCTCCGGTGGATTAAATTTGGGCTTCTTTGTAAATGTATCATGATAAATTTTATTATTGTAAAATGTTTTAATCATGGAACTCATTTCGTTAAATTGCCAAATTTGTTTCTGGAATGTAATTCTATCAATATAATCTGAAAAACATATATTTTCAAGAATGTTATTGTAGAAAGGAAACGATTCTTTAATCGGAACTTTTCCTAAAACATCTACTATATTTTCGTGCCATAAAAGTCCTACTATTGTTCTATCAGTTTCATTCATAATGTTATTATGACTGTTAATATCAAAATGATTATTAATTAATTTTTGAGTAATTTTTTTACTATCTTCATTATAAGTTTTTGGTTGAAAAATATTCTGAATGATTTCATTTTTCAATAGAATATGTTGTTTATCATAAATATTTAAAATAGATTTTAACTTTCTTAAATCACCTTGAATGTAATTTAATAAATTCTTCTTAAGAACATTATCAATATTTGGAATTAATTGATTCAGGAGTATTTCAGTTTCTTTATTAGTAGGATTTTTAATTTCAAAACTATTACATACCTTCATTAGTTCTTTAATTTTTTTATCAATATGATAATTACCTATACAAATTATTGGATTCAATGTGATTTCTTCTAATTTTTGTTTTTTGGTTTTTTTAGGTCGAATTAATTTGATTAATTGATTTATACCACCTTTATCTCCATTATTCATACCATCGATTTCATCCATTATAATAGCAATTTTCTTAACTTTTTTTTGTAACATAGATAATACATTTTTATCTGACATATTGTGTTTTGTTATTGTATCAATAATGGACTTGTTTCTAATATCACCCGCATCGTATTTAATTATATCGTAATTCAAATCTGTTAATACCTTTTCTATAAAAGATGTTTTACCACTACCTGGATTACCATAAATATAAATTCCTCGTTTGGTTGTAAGATCTTTTTTATTTTCCTCAAAATTCTTAAAAAATAATTTAATATCATCAACTAATTTATTTCTATTTAATGCCTCATTTAAATTAATTAGTTCCATATTATATTTTTATACATTTTCTTTTTATGTTTATTTTCTTTATAACTACATTTTTTAATAAGATTATCAATTATTAGACGACATTTAAACGCATTATGTGATATTGAAATATGTTTCAAGATAAAAATATAATCTTTAAAAATAAAATTATCGTAATTTATTTTTTTTTGAATAAACCAATATTGTATAGTCTCGTTTTTTAAATATTCAATTAATGTATTATCTAAATTTTTTTTAACAATATTAATATAAAAATTATGTTTATCTTTTAATACTAATGTTGGTTTAACAATTTTATAGTATCTATTACAAATCATCATTTGTGTTTTAGAGTCTAAATAAGATATTATCTTATGAATTAAATAATTATGTTTGGCAATAATACGATTTTTAGCTGGTAAATATGAAAATATAATTCTCATACAATCATCTGGTATTACATGTCCAATCGAAAAAGTCATTATTAATCTTTATTTATAATTTATAATTTATATTTTTAAAATTATATAAATTATATTAACTATATTAATCACATATGCTTGTATTATTTGTAATACCATCCCAAGTTAAGTCACAAGCTTTAGCCCATTTATCTTTATTACAAGAGCCTGTGGAACCTTGCCAGAAATCTCCAGTAAAATCCATTCTCTTTGAACATGAACTCTTTCCTAAATTTTTGACATTAAAACATGATTGTTGAGTTTGTGAATCTCCGTCTCCCATATCTCCACTTGAATTTACTGTTTTTTGCATATCTAACCAATAATCAGGGCATTCAGACACTGTAGGAGGAAATTCTACTCCGTATTTATTGTTGTATAACACAGAAGCAATAAATATCATCAAAATGATGAATATTATAATTGCTATAGTTGCTACTATTTTTTGAAAAGTAAACGCCATTATATATATTTAATTTATATAATTTTTTCTGCTTAATTAATATAATGAACTGTTCTAGCACAAATGGAAGATTAGATATTTTGGGTCCTAATACAATGAACCAATTTGCCTTATTTGATAAAATACCTAATAATGACTGTTCTAGTTTTAATGATGCTATGATAGGTAATTCTACGGAATCTTCTTTATCAATAGCTTTTTTTAGTAAAGGTAATATTCAAATTATTCAAAATGCTATTAGAGCTGGTGTATATGAGGTATCAAATCAACAATATGTTATTGATAATCAAAACTGTGATACATTAAAGGTTATTATGAGAAGTGTATTTTTACAATCTGCTGTTAATCAGCCTGATAATATTACTGGACAAATTGAAGCCTTGAATAATTTAGTAGTTGAATATTGTGTTAAACATGTTTATAGTGAAGCACAAGCATATATCAATTATAAACGAGATGTCAGCACAATGTATCACCCGATTGACCGTCCGGCTCAAGTTGATGTTGATGATAAAACATTAGAATTAAAACCGTGGTTCTAATTTAGGATAAATTATTTAAATTCAATATAATTAAATAATTTAAATAATACTACAATTGTTAAATTCAAACAAATAGTGAAATAAATTAGACGAATCTATATGTTTTTTATTTTGAATTGAAAAACTAATAAAACCTATTAAAATTGCCACTATTATAAGTAATGCTAGTATATTATTTACTTTTCTTAACATAGATATTTCTTCCATATGTGTTCCTGGTTCAACAATTTTCCAATAATCTATGTAACTATGAGATATGTATAGAACTCCTAGTAATAATAATGATATCATTGTCGCATTAATGGTCATCTTATTAAAGATGGTAAATATAATCCATATGATACCAGATATTTGAATATTTTCAAATGGAGACAACTGGTCAATACTTTCACCATCTGTGAAATCAATAGCAAAATATATTATAAAAAAAATTAATATTTGCTTAGCAAAAATATTTTTTGTTAATATATCTTGTAATCTACATCCTAGTGATTTAGTTACATAATTTCCCATTATCGCTATTAATAATAAAAATATTCCTTTTGTTATACTAAAACTTATTATTGCCCTTTTGGGTTTAGGTTCCATATACATTATATATTTATTTTTTTGTCTTTTTCTTAATTTTAATAGCTGATGGAATAGCCATTTGTGTTTTTAGTTCTTCTAGTTCACTCAACCACATATGTTCAATTGCTGTAGACTTCAACTTTTCTAGTTCGGTAATTTTATTGTCTTTATCTTGACACATCTTATTGTAATTTTCTTCAGTTAAACTATCCATTGGCATCTTTAATAGATACTTATAGTCTGGGTCATATTTTTCTCCATCTAACTTATCATACTCTTTTTCTGTTAACATCTCGATTATAACAGTCTTCTTTTTATTTCTTAAATCAATAGTTCCTTTAATATTTTCCATAATAAACTTGGATTTATTTTGTAATAGATTCAGATCTTCTTCCATTGTAGCTATTTGATGGTCTTTTCTCTTTTGATAATATTCCAGACGAATTGGAAAGTAACTATCGATAATTTCTTTTACATCTGAATATTTTGTTAATTTTTCTTCATCATTAAACAAATGCATATTATTAGTGCTAAGTGTAGAATATAATTTCATTGTCTTTTCGAAATTATTATATACATTAGATGAGTCTTTGCTCTCATCAATCGGTTCATTTAATACAATCTCAAAATCAACTACTCTATCTGTAGACATATCATTATAATCTTTGATAAATGTCTTCTGTTTTTTATTCTTATCTACTTCCATTAAATTTTCAATGTGTTGTTTGAAATCGTCTGTCCAATAACCAATAGGAAGCTCCTTTATTTTAATTTTTTTGTCTGTAATTTTTTCATATACACCTTTAACGATATATTTTTTATCATCTGTTTTTTCACAACTCCCTTCAAAATTCTTATAAAATGGAGAAAGTTCAATTTCTGTCTCAGTTAATTGTAATTTGAATTTCAAGATATCAATAATATTATTGATATTGTATGACAAAATGTCAGTGCTAAATCCTGTTCCAATACCCTTACCACCATTGACTAGAATCATTGGAACAATAGGAACATAATATCGAGGCTCCACTGGATCACCATCATCTTCAAGATATTCTAAAACAGGATCATCCTCTTTACGATAGATATATCTTGTAATTTGATTCAATTGTGTGAAGATATATCTTTCACTAGCTGAATCTTTACCTCCTTGAAGTCGAGTTCCAAATTGTCCATTCGGTAAAAGTAAATTTACATTATTACTTCCTACATAATCTTGTGCCATTCCCACA